AACTTTCCGAAGAACTTTCTTCGTCCTTGCCTTCCTTGTCTTCTTTATCTTTCTTTGTATCAGCAGGTCTGTAACGTAAAAACCATGAATCGTATTCAGCAGTTCCCTTTTTATTTTTTAGTTCCTTGAATTTTTCCGCCTTCTCGGCGCGCATTTCTTCAATCGTCTCCTGGTGACCCATACAATTGATGGAGAAGCGTCGCAATACACCTTTTTGCGCCAACCGATTCTTCGCCTGTACTTCAAACAAATACTTGGACATACATAATATACGATCCTTATCATAGTACGGTCTATCGGCATACAAAAACGCCAAATAAAAACTCAACATGGTGTCAATTGTCGCCACTTTAACGTCATATCCATTCTCTTTAATAATATTATAACTATGGCACGCTAGTGGTTCATAAATAAATACAACCGTATCATTTCCAACACGGATCTCATAATGTGGGGCAATAATTTCACCCACTGAAGGTCTCTTAATAATCTTCACATTTTTGATATTAATGTCACTTAATCGCTCTTTTAAAATTTGAGCAGTAACTAATGGTTCCTCGGACAAGACATCGAAGTCGGGAATCTTCTGTAACTTTCGCTGTAAATGATGAGGCATATATTTTGCGTAAATGGATATAGCGTAACCACCAAAAAAGACCACACCTTGATCTACTAAAGTTTTCTGGACATTTTCATAGATCTCATCTGCCTTCTGGTTATCCGCCATTTTACGTTGGAAGTCAACATGAGCGCACTGGTTTGCCGTCAATGGATAATTTTTATTAAGTAGGGTTAAGCGCTTCATAACCTTCTCCCAACGCGATACGTCGCCAGCGGGACGCGATAGTTCTAAATACATTCCCATCCGAAGCAAATTGGGAGGTGCGTAAAATATCCCTGATATTTTAATTGCCTCCTTCTTAATCGCATTGAAAAGTTCCTTTGGCAACATAGTAATATCGGCGACAGGAATAAAATTTACAAACACTTTAAATGTGCCATAATGCTGCCCTGATTTGGCTTCCACTTCAACAAACCCCTCATTCACATAAATATCAGACAATTCTTTGGCGTCATTCAGTGCATTTGAACTGTAAAAATCGTAGTCAGGGATTTCAATATCCTTGTTATAAAATTGGTCTTGTTTAGGCAATATATTATTAATCGCAGTACCGCCATAGCAAATGAGTTTTTTCTTGCGTATAAAGTTCTCCACAATGGTAATTATGCGTTTAATATCCGGCGAATTAGCGTCCTTTCTGCCTTGACGTTCCTCGGCTTTATCAACTGCAGAACGAAGAATTGCCAATTCACATTCTTCAAAACTCATAGTTGGATTACATATTCCTTTGTCTTTTTTCATAATAATATTTTATAATATATACAGTTAAAATATTATTTTGATATTTGTGTTAATTGTGTTTTAAACTTTTAGTTCATAATAATCTGTCTTTAAAACTCTATCGTTGTAAAACAACTTGGGGTCTTGTACTGGCGGATCTTTAAGAGTAACAATTTGTGGTCTCATTCCTTCTGGTTTCAATACAAATGCTTTACCTTTTTCATTAAAGAACAGATCATTTTCTTCTACATTTGCGTCAATTTTCTGGTATCGCATGGCAAGCATTTGGATACCCATTTCACGCATAACAAGAGCGCTAGGATTGTCTGGACTGGCGCCCTTATTTGGAAGACCAATTGACATTGTTCCGCTATTTTGAAGTATTAATTCATCTGGTGTTTGGGTATATTGAATATCATCATATCTTAATAGTTGCATATTTGGCGAATTACTTGTCATATTTACATACTCATAAAAATTTCCGCAATCTTCTGATTCTGAGCAATCTTTACATAAACAAGTTGGGTTACTTCTGTCTACAATAATAATAATTTTACCTAACATTTTTGAAATATTAATAGATCCAAAGTTTGTATTATTCGCGACATCAGTTTGTTCATAACTAAAACTAGGACCCATTAATAATCCTTTGCCGTTTAGTCCATCAAATAACTTACTTAAATTTTTATACATCGCCTTATTTTCACTCTTTATTCTTAAATGAAAAATAATTGGATCATTTTGATTTGGAACAGTTTCCGAAAAGGCGTTATTTTCAATAGTTGTTACTACATCACTAAACTTAACATAATTAAATGTTTCTTTCACGCAATATTTGTCAACAGTGGATGTAGCGACAACAGGTTGATCATCAATTGAGTATATTTCAAAATCAAGACCTCGAACTCCCTGTTTTAGTAGATCATTTAATGAGCATAAAGAAACATAATCGTTTCTATAATCGCCTCCACTGCAACAATTATACGCTGATTTAATATAGTAATAACACAAAGGAAATAATTCTGATTGTCCGTCTGAAGTAGAACCATTAAAACTCAAAGACGATATCGCTGTATTTTTTTCTCCATAAACATTATCCATCACATTACAATTTCGCGTATCCTTACTGCTTGACATTTTACGAAATACTGTCATACCTACTAAAATTCCAATAATACATCCAGCAACAACTCCAGCGTTACCCATAACTGCCTGACCAACTACGCTGAGCATAATTGTTATTATTAATATTATAGCAATACCACCGACGGTACCAGCTCCGCTATAATAAAAATAATACAAAAATGCTAATATAATAATAAAAAATGTCAAAAATGTTAACAGTGTGACTGCTGTATTTTCTTTCATTTCCAACAGTTCATTAACTACTGCTCCTCCTTTTTCTTTTATTGAGTCTATTCCTCCTGTATAATTTGGTGTTGTTGATGCCATGATTCTTTATAATATATTATTGTATAAAATAATAAATAATTAAATTATATTCAATATATTAAATTTATATAAATGCCGTTTATAATTAGTTAAAAAAATAATATGTTAGTATTATAATTACAATTAAATGCCAGGAGGACTAATGAATCTTGTATCAGTTGGACAACAAAATGTTATTTTAAATGGAAACCCTTCTAAAACGTTTTTTAAAACAACTTATGCGCAGTATACTAATTTTGGTCTTCAGAAATTTCGAGTAGACTTTGAAGGTTCTAAAACATTGCGTTTATCAGAGGAATCCACTTTCACTTTCAAAATACCTAGATACGCTGATTTGCTTATGGATTGCTATTTGTCAGTTGCATTGCCAAGCATTTGGAGTCCGATTATACCACCTCAACAAGATGCTCCTGCTGAAAGACAAGTGTGGGCGCCATATGAATTCAAATGGATTGAGAATTTAGGCGCCAAAATGATTTCAAAAATCAGTATTACATGTGGTAATTATACACTTCAAGAATATTCGGGTGATTATTTATTGGCGGCAGTTCAACGTGATTTTTCTATTGATAAGAAAGAATTATTTGATGCCATGACGGGTAACACACCAGAACTTAATGATCCCGCCAACGCTGGATCGCGTGTTAACTCATATCCAAACACATATTACACTGAGGCCTTAGCAGGTCCTGAACCGTCCATTCGTGGACGTATTTTATATATTCCGCTAAACAATTGGTTTGGATTAAAATCGCAAATGGCATTTCCATTGACGTCACTTCAATACAATGAGTTACATATTGTTGTCACATTAAGACCGATTAACCAACTATTTCAAGTCCGTGATGTGTTTGATCATGTTTTCAACTTTCCTTATGTGGCGCCCAATTTTAATGTATGGTATATGCAGTTCTATCGTTTCTTACATCCGCCGCCTGATATTGAACTAGGATTTGCATCTTACGCAGATACGAGATCATTGTGGAACGCAGATGTACATTTAAATTGTACATATTGTTTCTTATCAAATGATGAAGAGCGTCTATTTGCTTTGGAAGAGCAGAAATATTTAATTAAACAAGTGCATGAACAGGTATTTTATAATGTGACGGGTCCTAATAAAGTAGCGGTTGATTCAATTGGAATGGTATCTAATTGGATGTTTTATTTTCAGCGCAGTGATGTAAATTTAAGAAACGACTGGTCTAATTATACAAATTGGCCTTATGGTTACATGCCTTTAGATATTGGTCCTGCTTCAGCAGAAGGTAATTATATAATTTATAGAACGGATTCAAATGGTAACCAAGTTGCGACTCCAATTGGTCCGGGTGTAAATGTAAATGGCAACCTGACTGGTATTCTAATTACATCAAATTATTCTCCTGAAAATGAAAAGCAAATATTGGTTGCGTTGGGCATTTTATTGGACGGATCGTATCGTGAAAACATTCAACCAGCGGGAATTTATAATTATATTGAAAAATATACTAGAACTAGTGGTAATGCACCTTCAGGTCTCTATTGCTACAATTTTAGTGTTCATTCTAATAATTCAAATTTACAACCATCAGGCGCAATAAATATGAATCGGTTTACGCAAATAGAATTGGAATTTACAACCATTATTCCTCCTCTAGATCCATTGGCGCAGAGTTTAACCATTTGCGACCCACAAACAGGCGCCATTATTGGTGTCAATAAACCTACATGGCGCATTTATGATTATAATTTTAACATGGTGTTGTTTGAAGAGCGGATCAATATTGTTTACTTTCTTGGCGGCAATGTGGGTCTTATGTATGCGACCTAGACAACCTTTTAAAAGGTGGAAGAATTTGCCGGTGTTGGT